GCGGGGTGCGCCCCCCCCCCCCCCCCGCCCCCCCCCGCCCCCCCCCCCCTCCCCTGTTAGGGGAGGCAGGGGCAAAATAACATAACGAAAGGGGAACATTGAATGATTCCGAAGGAGACGAAGTGCAAGTACTGCGGTCGGCCGGTTCTGTTCGTGCCGGGGCCGCGGGGGCTTTTGTGCGTGGAGGCGTCGTTGACGCCGTACCGCTTCCGCCGGGCGGCGGAGAGCAGCCACGACATGGTGACGCTCTACACCAACAGCGGCACGCCGCTGCCGGTGATCGAGTGCGAGGAGGACGAAATGTGCGGGGCGGCGCACAAGTTCCATTTCTGCCCGAACAAGAAGAGAGAGAGGAAAACGAAATGAGCAGGAGCAAGGCAATGTTTATCACGACGATGGTGATGGCGCTGTTGGCGGCGGTGATCTACTTCGTATGGCGCTACGGGCGCGGGTTCAGCATCATCGAGGCGCTGTTCGCGCTCTACGGCTACGCCTCATTCGCCGCCGACATCTGCCGGTGGATGCGCCTGCCGGACGCGGCGATCCTCCAGAGAGGCGGGCGGCACGGATGAAGGCTTGCCCGTTCTGCGGCGCGGAGGCGCGGCGCTCCATAGCCCCGGCGAAGGGACATCCGATGGGGACCTACATCGCCACGATCCGCTGCGGGAATCCGCACTGCGGCGCGGAGATGCACACGCTGTATCCGGCGCCGCCGTGGACGAAGGACCCCGTGCGGCAGGCAAGGCTTGAAATCGAGAGACGGTGGAACAGGAGATGTGAGAATGTCTGAGTATGCAAAAATTAAAACAGCGCGGACAATCATCTGCGATCTCTGCAATGAGTTCCACTCGGATGAACCCTGCGAACCGGCAGACTGCGATTGGCTGCGAATGCTCGAAGAGGACGCTGGAGACGTTGTGACGGTGGTGCGGTGTGGAGATTGTAAATACAGCACACTACCCAGCATGCAAACGCAGATATATGGGAAGGCAGGAACGCGAACTTGCCACAATAAAAAGTCACCGTGCAATAGAAGAAATGTGTTTTCCGATGATTTTTGCAGATATGGGGATGGAAAAAACGATGCAGATGAACCGAATAGAGCATGAAAGGCTTGAGATCGAGAGACGGTGGAACAGGAGGACGAACGGGTGAAAAGGGCAGTACTCGTGAGCATCCAGCCGTGCTGGTGCGAGAAGATCCTCCGGGGTGAGAAAACGGTGGAGGTGCGGAAAACGCGCCCGACGCTGATGCAGACGCCATTTAAGGTGTATGTATACTGCACGAAGCCGCGATTTGAACACGAGGATTTCTTCGCGCTGGTGGGAAAGCAAGGCTTTTATGGCGGCGGGAAAGTCATTGGCGAGTTTGTGTGCGGCAGAATTGACCGGCTGGTGCAGATCGGATACACCGGCGCCCAAGAGAGACCAAAGTACCGAATCGTGGACGATTGGCAGAAGGTGCACGACATCTCACGGCTTCTCGAGGCGGCATGCTTGACGGAAGAAAAGCTCGAAACGTACCTGAAAGGGAAAACGGGGTTCGGGTGGCATATCTCCAATCTGAAAATCTATAGCCAACCGGTTGATATCACGAACTTCCACAGCTGTCTCGGCTGCGAGTACGTCGGAGACTGCGACACGTACTGCTGGGATCCGGTGCAAATTCCGCCGCAGAGCTGGCGCTATGTTGAGGAAAACGAAGGAGTGCTGGGCTAATGCAAATGAACCGAATGGAGCATGATCTGTGGGTGCGGGCGGTGGATGAGCTTTGCCGGGCGTGTCCGTTTACGGCCTGCCCCGGACAGACGAAGTGCGTGAGGCTTGCGGAGCGGATCGTGGAGATGAAGGAGGAACTGTAATGAAGGAACAACTGTGCGACATCTGCGGGAACAAAATGGCAGAGCATGCAACGGATGGCTTACCGTCTCGGACGAATCCGGTGTATGTAGGCATAACAAGCAGCAAAACGAGCAAGGAGCCAGAAAGCGGTAGAACCTTTACGTTTTACGATGTGTGCGATTCCTGCGCTGTGAAAATCCGCAATCATAGCAATGATGAGTACGCAAGGGCGTTTGCTGCTTTTATCAACGGAGAGAAGGAATGAAGGAGCGGGTTTTATTGGCTTGCGGTGCTTGCGTCGCTGCGGCGGCGCTGCTCGCGGTGCTGGGGTATATCTTTTAGCCGAAACGGGCGGAAGGCCCGTCGTATGGGGGTGGCCGCCCATGCCTGAAGATGGCAGGCCGAAGAAAGGACGGATGTGTATGTCGGCTGTGGAAAAGATCGAGCGGCAGCAGGCGAAGGAAAAGGGACGCACCGCCGCGTGGATGGTGGGCGAGCAGCTCAAGGACATGGCCCGGCGGGAGCCGGAGAGCGCGGAGCTGCTCGACAAGGATCTCGATATCCCGGAGATGAGCATTCAGCAGGCAGAGAAGAAGATCAAGGCCTACGCGGACGCGCACAAGACCGGGAGCTTTGCGTGCGTGACGCCGGCGGAGGCGGAGAGAATTTTGCGGGAGTTTTACGGGCTGAACCCCTCCGTCAGCTTCGCTGACACCTCCCCTGATAGGGGAGGCAAGGGAAATTTTGAGGGAGGCGACGGGGGCGACGCTGAGATCATCGATCTGGGGGCGTTTTTATGACTCTCTCGGAAACGCCGCCGGAGGGGCTGCTGGACTGGGTGAAGGCGCAGGGACTCGACTGGCGGGACTATTTCATATACCGCGCCGGCTGGCAGACGGATCCGCTGACGGGGCTGCGGCACAAGTGCGTGGACGCCGTATGCTCGGCGTGCGGGGAGACGGTGAAGCTCTCGTATGTGCCGGGCGGCGGCTGCGGGCACGCGGGATACAGCACGCCGTTCGGGTTTCTCCACCCGGTGAGCGGGGACGCGCTCACAAGCGGCGACAGGCTCGCTTGCCCGATGTGCGGCGAGGAGGTCGAGGCGAAGCATGTGTCCTCGGCGCAGCGGCTTGCGCGGTACGTCTGGCCGATGACGGCGGAGGCGCGGGACGGGAAGCTGCTGCTCTATCTCTGGCGGGTGTGCCGGGACGTGGAGAAGAGCGGGCGCGTCACATGGCGTGTTGATCCGTGGGAGGTGTACGCCTTCGGCGGGACGAGCGCCGCGCGCTGGCGGCACTGGCAGAAATTTATGACCGCGACCTACATCATCCCCGGCTGGGAGGAGCGGAAGCGGTTTGCCGACACGATGTTCGACGTGGAGCTTGTGTACTGCCCGGAGGGGCTGGCGAATGTATACGCCGAAACGGAGTGCGCCAACTGCAAGCTCGAGACCTATATGGGAGTGGAGACGGAATACCGCTTCCCGGTCGCATGGATGAAGCTATGGCAGCGGCACAGGAACGCCGAGGCGCTGACGGCGCCGAATGCAAGGAAGCTCGCGGCGGCTCTCATCGCCGAGGGGAAGCGCTCTCTGGTGTATAACAAAAACTGGTCGGAAAGGACCGACGTGCTGCACGGCGTGGACTGGAAAAGGAAAAAGCCGCACGAGCTGCTGCGGCTGACGAAGGAGGAGCTTACCTACTTCAACGGCGCGGAGGACGCGCTGAAGCGATTGAAGGCGCTGCTGCTCGCGCGGAAATACGGTGTGGCCTGCCGTCTCGGCGAGGAGGTCACGAAGGTGACGGAGGGGCAGCAGGAGGACTTTCTGAAGCGCGGGGTGCTGCCGGGGAAGGCGGAGCGGTATCTTGACCGGCAGGCGGCGCGGTATAAAAGCCGGCTGTGGCCGGGGTATCTGCTGGATTACTGGACGATGGCCGAAAAGCTCGGCGAGGATCTCACCGAGCGGGACGTGATGTGGCCGCAGAATCTCAAGCGGGCGCACGATCAGATGCAGGAGCGGCAGAAGGCCGAGGCCGCCGAGAAACGGCGGGAGGCTTTTCAACAGCGGTATGAGCGCATGAAAAAGTACGCCTTTGCCGACGGGGACATTCTCATTCGACCGTGCGGAACGGAGGAGGAACTCATCGCCGAGGGCAAGGCGCTGCACCACTGCGTCGCCTCCTACGCCGAGCGGCACGCGCGGGGAGAGCTCACGATCTTCTTTATCCGGCGGAAGGACAAGCCGGATGAGCCGTGGTATACGCTCAACTTCAACGAGAAGAAGCTATCGGTGACGGAGAACCGGGGCATGTGCAACTGTGCGCGCACCGAGGAGATACAGAACTTTGAAAATACATGGCTGGAGTGGATACGCTCCGGCCGGAAACGGAGGACAAGCGCAGCGTGAATGATTTGATCAAAACGGAGGATATGACGCCGGAGCAGCTGGGCGGCGAGATCCGGCTGCTGACGCGGCAGGCGCGGCAGATGGTGCTGGAATACGGCATCCAGATCGGGTACCGGCTACAGCTTGCGAAGGACAAGGTAGGCGAGGACTTCGCCGGATGGGTAGAGCGCGAGACGGAGATCAGCAAGTCGAGCGCGTACCGATTCATCAAGCTCTACAACGAGTACGGATCCGCGCAGGGGTCGCTTCTGGGCGTGGAGAACATTTTCCCAACGTTGGGAAAAATCAGTGTTTCCAATGCTTTACGGCTTCTTGCCGTGCCGGAGGAGGAGCGGGAGGACTTCGCCCGCGAGGTGGACGCCGAGCACATTTCGGCCCGCGATCTGGAGGAGGCGATCCGCGAGCGGGACGAGGCGCGAAAGCATCTCGAGACGGCGGACAGGGAGCTCGGAGAGGCGCAAAAGGCGCTCCGGGACGCCGAGGCCGAGCTTGCCGAGACGAAGGACGCGCTGGAGGACCAGCGCGTGAAGCGCGAGGACGCCGAGGACGCGGCGCAGAAGATGGAGGCGATGCTGCGCGAGGCGGAGAGCCGCCCGGTGGAGGTCGCCATTGACGAGACGGCAGTGCAGAGGGCCGTGGAGGAGGCGAAGGCCGCCGCCGCGGAGGAAAAGAAAAAGGCCGTGGCGGAGCTTGAAAAGAAGCTGAAGGCCGCGGAGAGCGCCGCGAGGGACGCCGGAAAGAGCGCGGGCGCGGCCGCGGAAAAGGCCAGGGCCGAGGCCGAGGAGCTGCGGAAACGGCTTGCGGCTGCGCAGAGCGGGGCAAACGAGGTGATTTTGCTTGTGAAGCTCGCGCAGGAGAACTTCAATCTGGCTGTGGAAAAGCTGCATGTGATGAAGAGCACGGACGGCGAGACGGCGGACAAGCTGCTCGCGGGGACGAAGAAGATCTTGGAAACGCTGATCGGGAGGTGCGGATAATGGCGTTTAATGATGCGGCGCTGGAGCGGGCACTGCGCGCGGAGACGAAGCACGGGCTGACGCTCTACTGCAACGGGGAGACGCTCACGGCGCTCGGATATGAGTGGATGGCGGTCGTGCCGATGGACGGCCTGCGGGAGCGGCTGCGCGGGACGCTCGGCGCGCTGGTGGAAATGCTCGGATACATCCCGGAGAACGACACGGTGCGGATCGTGCGCAACAAGGGCGGCTATCTCGTGCAGCCGGAGCTTCCGGAGACGGTCGGCGAGGAGATCTGCGGCTACGCCGGGGAAACGCACACCGAGGAGATCCGTCCGACCGGGCTGCGGATGGGGATGAACTTCCTGATGCAGAAGAGAAACGGCGAGATCGTCGGCGTGGTGCCGCGCGGGGCAAATCTGGACGTGCGCCGGTATGCGAGCACGGCGGGCGGGATCGTCCGGCAGGAGGACGGAGACACCGGCGAACGGCTGTACCGCCGCGGCTATCGACCGCGCGAGGACACGGACAGCGAGGCGACGCTCCGAAAGTGGCGGCATCTGGAAGTAATGAGCTGGTGCGATTGGGACGCGCCGGAGGAATAAAAAACAAGGAGGATAAAAACATGGATTTCAAAAATGCACTCGAGGCAATGAAACACGGGGAGGCGGTAAAGCTGCCGTCGTGGGGCGGCTTCTGGCGATGGGATGCCGAAAAGCGGACCATCATCATGCACACAAAAGAAGGAAAGGAAATGGACATCCGCGAGACGCAGATCGTGGAATACACGTTGCTGAACGTCCTGTCGGACGAGTGGGTGATTGCCGGGCTTGAAAACTGCCCAGCGCTCGGCGGCATAGCGCGTTTCTCCTTCAGCGATGCGATAAAGTATGTCAAACGCGGGATGAAAGTGCGCCGGGCCGGGTGGAACGGACGAAATCAGCACATCGAACTGGCGATAGACATCCGTTACTACAGCGCCACGGACGCGCAGCCGCGCAATGCGTATCATGAGGACATAGGCAGCAAGGCCATCGTGTTCTGCGGGACGCGGGGAGAACAGATCGGCTGGCTGGCGAGTCAGGCGGACATGCTGGCGGAAGACTGGATGTTCTGCGAATGAGGTGTGAAGAGTGCGTCAACTGGCCGCCGAGCGCTACGGACGGAAAGCCCTGCTGTTTCTGCTATCCGGACACGCCGATGAACTATTTTCAAAGGAAGGAGGAACAGAAGGACATGGGAAACACGGAATTTACGGAAAAAGCAAAGGAACTCGTGCGGGAGTACACCGCGAATCACCTGGACAAAGCGGACGAAACGCCGGCCTTTGAGGTGTTTGTGGTATGGAACGCATACATTCTCGGAAACGCGAAGGCGCTTCTCTCGACGACGCTGCCGGATGGTATGTATTACGAGATTACATACAACAAGTCAAAGAACGAGATATATCTGGACGCCTACAAGAAGTTCGAGAATATCTGCTTCGCCGTCTGAAATGCGAAAAAAAGCCCCCCCCGGGGGCAGGGGGGGGGGGGGGCCGGACGTCTTCTGTTGG